ATTTCTGTGATAAATCAATGTCAATAATCATTTCTCTATACCCTTAAGCACATACCGCACTACATTCAGACTTGGAATGATTCTCGATACTGAGAAGTCTGCCGAATCAGCATCCGTTACTGTTCTGTTGACCATTTCACCTGTTTCTTCGTCATAAACCTGTACCGTCTTTGTGGTCGGCTCAGATTTGAACCAGATTCGGCTTGTTTCATCAATCGGTAACTCATTCTTGTCCATCAGCAGTATTGCATCTGCGTTGTTCAACGTAACTCCCCAAACACCCGGATAATTCCATCCTGTATAGAAGGATAAGTTTCCGAAAAATTCTATCGGTTCCTCATATCCAGTAAACTCATCACCCGTTTTTACAGGAATCTGTACACCGTCCACTTCTTCGTAGACGATATTCCCTTCGTCATCCGTTTCATAAATCGGAACATTATCCCCTTGCAGACTGTAAAGAAGCTGTACTTTATTCTTTCTTGATGTCCTCAATGTCGTCACCCACTTCCGGCAGACCTTTGAGGGAGAAGAGCAAACATATGATAGATGCAGTCGCACCGCCTGATAAAACCGCAAGCCAGTTTACATCGCCAAGATATACAGTACTTGGACCAAGTACGGCAAGGCATCCTTCGGCAAATGATTTGATCATTCTGATTGCAACTGCTTCAAACCATCTCTTGGTGAAAACGTGTCCCATCACGCATCATCCTTTCCTATCAGCTTTTGGTCTAACAAATCAATTCGCTTGTGCGCCTGTTTTGCTGACTCTTCAACTTTAATCAATCGGTCATTGTGCGATTTGATATCTTCTCTCATGGAACCGATATCTGCCTTAATCTCTCTCGTTGTTCCCGATATCTCGTCTAACTTGAAATTGATTTTGGCATTTTCTTTCGCACGTTCTTCTATGTCCTTTGTGTCTGTTCGCTTATCGCCCTTCAGTCCAATCCATACGGCAAAACAGAAGGATGAAAAGCTGATGATAATTGCAATTGTCCCTGGAGTCATATGCTTTCCTGCCTTTCTTTATGTTTGCCACTGCCCACCACCAAATAAAGTGACAACCCTTCGCCATACGGCAAGCACTTATCGACTAAAGCACCACCGCCAATGGTGTGATGCCGTTGAATAACCGATGTCTACTCATGTATGACCTATTCGTGCCGTTTTCCTGATGATTCGTCTGAAAATCCATACCGGATTGATTGTAATCATACAGGGAAATGTTTCTGATGTTCGGAAGATAATTGACGATATCAGCTTCAATCCTTTCATCGGAATATCCTGCCTTGGCATATCGCCTTGCTAGAATTACCTCGTTAACAGCATTGTCAACTTTCTCGGAAAGAATATCTTCGCTGAAATCGGGATCATTTTGCAATTCAACAGTTAAACTCTCAATGACCGAATCCTTAAGTTCGTCAATCGTCATAGGTCATCACCTCTTAGCTTTTCTTCCTCGCTTTGCAGTAGTTCGCTCCACGTTCTGCTCTTCGTTGGAAGGACTGATGACCTCTTTAGGAACAACAGCGGATTCTTTTTCATGAATCCGCTTAATTGCCCTTCGAATCATCATACCCATTAGGCGATTTCTACCTTGATGAGTCTGGACTGGTCATATACATACGGAGCGAAAAGCTTAGAAGCTTTGATGTAGTTAGTCTCGGAGATGATATCTCTGTCGAACTCAACCAGTGTATCTCTCTTCATGAAGATTGCTAAAGCACCCGGCTTAACGATGTAAGCATATGTCGGATCGGAAGCTCCTGCGATAAGTCTGTTGGATGTTACTACCTGACATCCATGAATCATGCCGATAGTTCCTCTGATAAGTGCATTTGCACCAACCTCAGTGTTAGGAATCCAAAGATTGGATTTTCTTAACTGAGCATAGAATGCCGGAGGAATAACGAGGACTTTCTGACCATCAAGATCCTCACCAAACTGAGTAAGGGCATCTGCAATACCATCAGAAGCACTTGTGCCGGATGCAATCGTATGTGTCAGAGTTGCATCTGTAGCCATCTTAGCAATCAGGTCTGTTTCTACCTTGTCATTAATTGCAAGAAGGACCTGTGTAGCAGCTTCCTGTGCGATGTCATTGTCATAACCGGAAAGCAGCGCTTCATCAGTGAACTCGATTGCTCTACCAATCTTGGAAATTTTTACTTTTCTTATGCTCTGAGACAGTTTAGCAATCGGAATATCTGCGCCTTCTGCTACAGCAGTAGCCTGTCCCACGAACTGATATTGTGGAAGAGTAACCTCATCGCCGGGTCTTCCAACCAGTGTGTTGTCCACATGAGCCAGGGGGCTGAATCTAATTGCGTTAATTAATTTTGCATCAATATAATCTGCTACAACCTGCGGATTAACGAGATCGGCAAGTTTAGTTGCGTTAGCTGTTGCTGGCATAATATCATTCCTTTCATTTACTATTTGCGAGTAAGGCTTTGTAAACTTCCGGTGACTCGTTGTACAGTTTGGTCCTTTCAATCATTCCCATCTTGTCAAACTGCTCCTGAGTTACCTTTGCTCCGCTTCCACCACCGGCATTAAGTTCCGGTCGGGACTTGAGCCATTCAGCCTGTGCATCTTTTACCATCTGCTGTGCGTGTTTTCTTTGGATGTCAGCGAGTAAGTCCATGTCACCACTGATTTCTGCATCAGCAGCCTGTGTAGCCATTTCCTGGTTCATGCCCTGTAAGGCATATCTTGCAGTAGCTTCAGACTTCTTCTTGTAGGCTTCCAGTGAAGCAACATAAGCTTTCTGCTCTGCTTCGGCTTCCTGCCGTTCAATCTCTGCCTGTTCGTCAGCAGTCATCTTTGCTCTTAACTGTTTTTTGTACTCGCCAACCTCAGACAAGGCTTTGTCCCTTGCTTTCTTGTTACGGTTCAGTTCCGCTTTCAGGTCTGCAATCTGTTTGAGTAAGTCAGTCGCATCCGGTGTGCTGACAGGCTCAGTTGCAGTTACGGATTCTGCCGGTTCAGTTTGGTTAGTTGCTGCGTTTGTTCCTTCTAAGGGAGCATTTGTGTTTACTTCTGCCATAAGTTTCTTCCTTTCCGTGTTTTACCCTCTTCACTGAGCATCTTGCGTTTTTGATTTTGTCTTCTCTGACAAGCTGCGTTTGATACGCAGTTCTCTCTGCGATATATAAAAAAAGAGCCGACTGTTAAAGCCGACTCTGATTTGTTTATTTAATGAATTTTATAGTGCATCTGCATCCGCTTATTTCTTTTAAAGATGCCCCATACTTCATGTCCCTCGGAAATCGCATGAAGGATTCTCCCACCATGAACAGTTCCCTGATTGGAATTATCTTCCCATCAACTCTCTGATGTGTTCTTCTGACAAAAGGATCTCGCATTGTCACCCACATCTTGCCCTTGTATCCAAGACGGAGTGCCTTTTCGTAATCAGAATACTGATAGATGGAATTCGATTGTTCTTCCGCAAGCAACCTTGCCCTGTCATCCGACAGATAGAATTGCTCGGACTTCTTTTTCTTCTCTTTTTCTTCTGACTTGTCACTCTCATCACTGTAGAGCGAAAGCAGAATCGGCAGATGTTCCAGTGTTGTATCTGTGGTGTTATCCGCAAACTCATCTATCTGTGCTTCGATGTCAGGAGAAATCTCAACCTGTGTTCCAATGACATTTGTAAGTCTCTGCTTAAAGGTTCTCTTGATTTCTTCCCCAGACATCGTTCTGTATACATCCTGAGAAATGATGAGATAAAAAAGGAACATCATCACATCTTCCAATCTCTCAGCTAATGCAATGCGTTCCCTCTTCTCTTCGTCCGTCAATCGCATTTCGCCAAAGTACTGATTGTATGGCATCGACCGCAATTTCGGACCATTTATATTATTAATTCGGTCAAAAACCTGTAGATTAGGCATTCAAATCACCCCTTCCGGTTCTTTTCCGAATAGTTTATCCTCTGTGTTCCGTCTACAACGGGCGATTCATTCCTTTGGTCAGAGATATCTGATGCTGTTCTGTCGGGAATCTTTTCGGCTTCGTTCTGACTGCCGGATTCCTGTTTTTGCTCTTCAAACAGTTTCTTCTGATACTTGGTAATCATCTCTTCTGAATCAACCCATACCTGCGTATTGTCTTCAAACAGGTTGACTGTCTTGAATGCATGAAGTCCGTTTACACCATGACTAAGCAGTGTTGCCAATGCATTAGACTTGGTTATCAAATCAAAGGAACGGTTTATCTTGACATTCGGTCTGATGTCACGATAGAGAAGTTTCAGCATCGGATTATCAGGCGAAATATCAGTAGATTTATGCAGTGCTTTAAGCACCACTTTGACTTCCTGCATCTTTGCAGACTCAATAATCAACTTCTGTTTGTTAGCAGATGATTCAGCTGCAGACCATCCTGTGGCATCGCTCATTGCAACACCGGTGGAACCGCCATTGGCATTGTTTCTTTCCGGCACTCCGCACTTCTGAAGGATAAGTGACCGCTTACTCATGACCGTTTCAAGCATTCCACTGTAGTCATATTCCATAACCAGTGGCTTGATGAACGGCTGTTTTCCGTCAGGCGATGTGAATGTTTCCAACCAATCTCCTGATTGCGGTTTAGCGGTTCTTGTCTCAATAGTGGTTGTGCCGTCTTCGTTCTCAACCTCCACTTCCTCTTCAGGGAAGTCAACATCGTTTGTATGCCATACAGCCTGTGTCTGTTGGTCAACATCATTCAAGGTATCGGAAAGCAGAAGGTTAAGAGCATCCATCTCTTTTATCTGTCTTTCGAAACATCCCATCCTGTCATAGGACCGTATGTATTCGATAATCGGGATCATGCCAAGCGGATTACTTTCACCGCTACGATTTCCGAAGTTGTAACCGGAACCGCTTACAGCCTGACCGTTGAGAATCTTGGATTCTGTAATCTCAAACCGCTGTCTCTTGGTAAATACCGTGAAGTGTTTTACTCCATCATCATCTACCCTAAAGGAAACTCCTGCCATCGGTCTGTGGTCCGTGTAGTAGGAAGAGTAAATAACGAATGCGTACTTGGGATCTAGCACATCAACAGTAAAGTAGCTGTCTCCTTCTTCCCACTCTTTGTTGATATCGACATAGGTGTAGCCGACACCGCAGATTTCTACGAATCGTCCTAACTGCTGATTCTTGGAGTTGATATTCTGAGCATCGTAACACTCATTGAGCATTGCAACACCTTCGGATTCATGGTTTTCCTTGCCACCTGCATCAATTTCTCCTCTCTGAATCAGAGTGATGGGATTGCCCCATCTGTAAGATGTATTAAACTCCGTGGCTTCTGCAGCTACGTTATCTACCGTCTGAAAATCAATGTCAGGTCTGTATTTCTTATCTTCTTTTCGCTGTAACGGCTGATATCCCTTTTCGTATCTATCCAGGAATTCGATCTCAGAAGCATTCTTTAAGTGATACGGAATCGCTTTCTGCAAAACCCCTATGATATTTTCGTTTGTAATTTCCGGCACATCAGTCCAAATTATGCTTCGTCCATACAATTCCATATCTGTCACCGCTTAAAATCCAATAAAAAAAGAGCCGTCCAAAACGAACGGCTCTGTAATATCTACAAATCCATGTTACTTATAACACAAATGGAATTATATGTCAATTATGTAAATACTTGCATTTATTCGCAATCCATGTAGATATTTCCATATTTTTTCTCAAATTCACTTTTTGCATTGTTCAATCGCCTACAGGTCTGACTAACGGACTTTGAAATCTTGTCAGATATGTCATTGATAGACATATTCTGCACATATCGATACGTCAGCACTTCATAGTATTCCTGTTTCTCAATCGCATCTATCTGTGCGATTATTTTTCTGCGTTTTTTCTGAAGCCGTTCAATGATGTTGGATATCTCTACCAGTTCTGCACCACGGATTCCTACAGGATCACTGATTTCAAAAGTCTGAACAGGCTCTCTGTCAAGAATCGGTGTAATCCTTGTTGCCATGTCGCGAATCCGTCTTTCCTCTTTGAGTTTGTTCTGAATCATGGTTTCACATCTCAAAATCTGTCTCAGATATGTTTCGGTATTCATTAAATTAGGCTCCTCATACTACTTGCGGTTCTGCATATTCCCATCTGTATCCCTTGTAAGCTTTCCGTCTACCCTTACAAACCCTCATGACACCGCTTCTGTCGATTCTTAAATAGTCGCAAGCATCTTTTGCACATCTCCATCGTTTTATCAATTCGCCATTCATATCCAATTGATTAACAGGCTTTCTATGTATTTCAGCCAGCTTTTCATTGCGTGTGCCGTAATTAGCATTATATGCAGATGTACACCACTCTAAATTATCAACACAATTATTTGTGATGTCTTCGTCTTTGTGGTTGACTTCGGGAAGACTATTCGGATTGGATAAAAAAGCCATAGCGACAACTCTATGAAGCAATATCATTTTTCTGTTACCTTTAACACAGAAACGAGCCGAAAGATATCCATTCGCTCCGGCAGTAGCCTTTAAAATTTTACCTTTCACTGTCCTTTTTGTCTTATTCCGACCAAAAGTTTGCCTGTCCTTAGACCTGTATCTCCCTAAATTGCTGACTTGATAATACTCTTCGTATCCAACAACATCCTTCCATACTTCCGTCATATCGGGCTCCTCATTATTCTCGTCTTTCGCCTATATAAACTCCGTGTAACGAATAAAGCAAAGTTAGCTAAACAGTCTACACAGTCATCATGTATATTCCTTCCTGCTACACTGTATGTTGTCACAAACTCCATGAATCTGCCATAATCACTTTTCTTGGTATATTGGCTCTTATCCATGAAAAGAACGTGTTTCTTCACCCAATCGGAATTGACAATGATTCTCGTCTCTTTATTTGTCTCAGTTGCCTTAGTGGTGATATTGCATCTTCCACCTTCTGCCCTGACCATGTCAGCCACATCCGCAGCTAATCTGTCACCACCGGCATTGGACTCAAACTCGCACTGTTGCATATTGTTTTCCACGATGATATCCGTCAATCTTCGTTTCTGTACTCCAAAATCACTGTTATCATCACATATCACGGAAGTGCAATAATAGTCTTCGCCATACTTCAGCATTACAGGTAATACCATGTAGTCAATACCCTTACTCTTGGTATCGCAAACTCCAATGATAGCATCAGGCTCGTCATCGGGAAGTGTGAGAAATCTTCTCAATTCATCCTCATGATACAATAATCCTTCACGTTCGATGGGGTCGTTTTTATATAAACACCGATAAGAGATATCATCCATTGCCAGTTCAATATCGTGGAAGAAATCTTCCGTGAATCCACCGTAGTCATAATTGAAGTTCGATTTTCCCGTCTTGGGATCTATATCCGGCACTGCTATGAATTTGGCTCTCGGATTGTTTTCATACAGAACCTGGAGCCGTCCGATGATGTCATTCACTGACCAAC